CAAGCGTTAATCCGGTTGGTGGTGCCGCTAATTGCATGTTGGGCAACGTCGGCGGAGGGTTATCATTGATGGCCAATTCTTCGGAGGAGGACCAGGCGTAAACCGAAGGGTCTGTCTCCTGGACGTCCAGTTCCACAAACAGTGCGACCGGTTTGTTATCCGCAACTTGAAAATTGAACCGAAGTTGCGATATTTCCAAGATTTTGTTCGTGAACCCCTCAGACTCCCATCGCGGGTGCGTTAGAAAAATCACATCGAGAGGCAATGCCCTGTACGCAGATAGGTTGCAAGTGATCGTACCGGTTCCCTGCTGTCTATTTTTCAGCAGTAAGATCTTCATCAACCTTTGGGCACATGCAACGCTAATCGTGAATGGAAAACGGGTATCCAGCCACAGCCGGGTACTCAGATCGTTGATGTAATTTTGATCCGTAGGATAGCCATGAAGAACATCCTGAGCGTACGGGGGAACGTCCGTCATTTGCCAGGCACCGTCGAAAATGCCGGTGATCTTTTGGCCATAACTCAGCCCCGGACCAGCAGAAACGTAGGGAAATGTCGGGCACACAAACGAGCCCTTCACAGCGTTTATTTTGTCCCGACCCTTACGCACCGGCAACCATTTAATCGGAGCGATCATGCTGCTGTCGTCAAACGAAAGTGAAGGTGCGATGTAAGACGCTGGATAGATACCCCACCGGCCATCAATGCAGATACGTCGTCCGCATGCTGCGGTGTCCATTTGTGTAAGAATGTCCCCGGGTGCTTGGTCAGAGGAAATAGTGCCGTTCACCGTGTATCGAGGTTCGGTTTGACCATTCGCCAAAAACACGATCTCGTCAGAGATATTGGCGGCTGCAATCAATTGCGGCTCGTCGATCTCAGTGGCGTAGTCGCATTGGAGGCCGTAGACCTTGTTTACTAACACGTCGGCGGTGCACAGAGCCCAGTTTTCCGTGTAGCCGGTGAGGCCGGTGCGTGGGTCGTAGATATCGTTTTTGCCAATCACGTCTACGCGGATGCCAGGCATACCGTTCGGAAACGTTTTTAAATCATATTTGAAGCGAATGTATGAGCAGCAATGGCCGCTTAGCGTAGCCGTCGAGGGCCAATTCGGGTCGAAGGCTGTGAGATCGGCGAAGGTGCTTTGTCCCGGACCGCCTAATCTGAAATCCCAAAAGACCGCGCCATTGAAGTTATACTCGACCCCGCTATCGTCAAAATGGTTATTGCTGTCACACGTACCCGCAACCAGGCCGCCTTGGAAAAAGACTTTCTTACCATCTAGGTACAGTGCCGGTAAAGCTTTGCACGAGTTACTTGCGTGGACCACGACGATGTTTAAGAATTTGTCGGAAGTGCCAGTCAGCGAGATGTAAACCATGATCCCGCCCACTCGCGAGCGACCATAGACATACGTTTGAGGTGCTGCGGCTTGGCGGATAGCAACGGACGTGCCGAGATTGTGGTGAAGGGCATCCGCGATTCCCGCCAGCGTGAGTGATGCACCAATGCCGATCGCGGATGTGATGGCCGCCGTCGCTAGAGAGAGTTCGATGCCGGTGAGGGGCGTGGCGAGGCCAGCGGTAAATACATCAAGTGCGATACCGCCCGCTATCAGCGCCGCGCCTTCTGCAATTTTTGCCATCTAGCCCACCCTCCAGGCTTTCGAAGCCTTCAATACAGGAATCCTCTTCAGACCTGAATCACTCACACACACGGCATCTTTTCCGCAGTGGCCAACGATTCCAAACACCACGTCAAACGCGGGATTGGTGGATTCCTGAGAAAAGCAAACTAGGTCTCCCCGCTGCGCCATTTTGTGCGGTACTTCCTTCATCCCCTGCTGGGCGGCCAGTGTGGATACCATTCCGCTCAAAGTGGTGGCACCGGTCGAGGTGATCGCGGACAAAGCTCCTAAGGCATCCTTGTAGGTGCCCCGTACGGATGCCGCTGGGTCCACACCTGTCATGGCCTCAATGACGCTGCAGGAGAATAAGATGCAATCGTTAGTGCCCCAGGCAAAGGGAAGTGAGGATTTCTCGCGGATCGCTACGTCTAACAGCTCTGGCCAAGCTTCTTTGCGTTTCATTATTTGCTGCCCCATGAGCCGTTCCAATCCTGGAGGGACTGAACAAATTTAAAGCCATCGTCCGTGGGAAACAAAAGTCTTTGATCTTGGTCCGTAAGCCGGTGAAAAGGTGCCCGCTGTAGGTCCGCCAACCTGTTTTCGATGCTTATAATTACGGTGTCTGAGTCGGTGCCTTCGGCGATCACGACATCGTCCATACGACCGCCGAAACAACCAACCGAATCAATCGCCACGCCTTGATCGTTCAGAAAAACAAGCCACAATGACGCGGGTAGCCCTTGCTGAACTTCCGTCATCACCTCAGTCACAAGCCCGGGGCGAATGTTGCTCAGAGATACCGTAATTCCCTGAGCGGTTGTGGTCGAATCTTCCGCGATCGTGGAGATAGTGCCCAATTCGCCAACTCCACTCCATGTTTGACCATTCCACACAATTTGGCCGTATCCGGACCAGAGGTATTCAGTGGAAGAAACGAACGAGAATTGGCCGAACACCGCAAGAGATAACTTGCTCCCAGCGAATAGAGCCGCCGCTGCCGGACTCATAGCCCTCGGCATTAGAGGCACTCCGTGATGTCGATGTCGATGCTGTATGTTCTGTTATTTGCGAGAGAATACGTTCTGTTATTAGCAGCTAAGCGGAACAGCCCTTGCGCGTTATGCAAAATGATCTTGCTGCCGTCTGCGGGTGCCTCGCGAATCCTCGGCCAACAGTTGATCGTTGCGTCTCCCGCCCCGTCCGAGTTGAGGTCGTCTAGGTTTATGTAGAGCCGATTGCCAATTTGGAAGTAGTCACCCGCGCCGAGTTGTTTGAACTGGTTAGGCTTCCAGCCGCGAGTGTTCAACACGGTGCCTCGCGAGGTGTTAACTCCCGAAGTCAAAGGCACACCATTTGCATGCCCGGTCGGTGATGCGCCTTGTGGATCGCCGATCATGAAGCATGCCGACATACCCCGACATTCAGCAAGAAACGCTATCCATTTCTGCGCATCTGAGCGAACCATCGGCGGAAGTGAGATCTTCCCGCTCCACCAATCGATTTGCCAGTCAAGCGTTTGAGCGGCCTGGCTGAATGCACCAGGCGTAGCCACAACTTTGTCGTTCATGGTCAGCTCGACCTGAGTGAAGTTGGAGCTTGGCAGGGCTACGATATTCAGCCCGTTGAACGTTCCGGTGATCATTATTTGGCCACCCACGCGGTAGCCTGGCAAACGCTCAAGATGCCCGTTGCCGTGTTCGTGAAGAGCGAGCCGGTCACGCAGGTGCCGGATGGTCCACTAGCTCCACCAGTCCATCTGATTCCCGTCCCGATACCTAATGCGTAGCCGGTCGCCTCGAAGACTCCGCCGTTGGTGAGGTCCGCAATTTTATTGGGTGTCGTTAATGGGGTAGCGAAGGTCTTGTTGTACCATTCGAAATTCATTGGATCGCCGACCAATCCCCAAGAAATCGGGTGCGCAATGCCTGAACCAGTGACTGCCCCAACTCCAGCGGACCAGTTGGTATCCGCGAAGCCTAACGTCTCGTTAATTCCGGTCGTACCGCTGAAGTATGCGGAGTACCATCCTGCCCGCTGCGACGATGTATTGCCGCCCACATCTAGTGCGCCCGTCGCCGTTAGCTGAATTCCGGCGGTACCTCGTACAAGTAGGCCGCCGTTGATTTGCGCGGTGTAGCCTCCAACGATCCCAGCGAAACTAGGAAAGCCGATCCACGCCCCCCCGGTTTGGAAGGTGTTACCACCCGAGTCCGCAGACCATCTCTCATGGCATCCCGACAGGGCAGTCGCGAAAGGTATCGAGCAAACAATAAACTTGTTATTGCTCGCCTCAAACATAGTGACGAACGGCGAGTTAACGCCAGATCCAGAGAAGAGGCCGAAGTTCGAATACCCCTGATGATCGCCATACAGGATACTTGGCGTCAATGCCACGCTTGTGGGAGCTTCGGTGTAAGTGCCTGCGTCCGCCGTGTTCGCTTCGATCCCTGCTGTTACTCGCATCCGGGGAGCATTGTCACTTGTGCCGGTGAAATGCATTGTGGCGAGTGTCACATCGACCGAGCCGGTTGAAACAAAGCGTGTGCCGTCGATGCTGTATGCCGCGTGCGTTCCGTTGTACTCACCCGTGATCTGTGACCAATTCTCATCACTGTTCCCGTCTGAGTGGATGCAAATCGGATTCGTGGAAAACGATGCGCCGTCGCCCAGGTTACAGGTTAAGATGATCGTGGAGTGATACAGAAACGATGGGGTAGATACGTTGAATCCAACCTGTCCCGAGTTAGCGTTAGCCTGGATATTCAGAAAGCGGTTGTAACCAAAAGACACACTCGAACCACCACCGATGACTTCTAGATTCCAGCCTTTTGCGTTGTTCGTCGCGGCGGATACGCCACCCGATTGCACGTTGTTCCACGTATTCCGTTCGGTCCAGGTGCCGCCAGTAGTCGGGGAGTAATCTAACCTGTTCTGCAAGTCGATACCGATTCCCGCCGTGTAGCCGTAAACCAAAATGTTTTCGAAGGTTCCGCCCACGATTGAGCCGGTGAGAAGGCCAATCGTACCCGAGGATGTACCAACGATCGTGAAGTTGCCGTAGCGACCAGCGCCAGTAGAGGAGAACGGGTTCATCTGAATCGTGAGGCCAGGGCCGCCGTTGGTTGCATTCAGGATCGTCCCCATGCGGGTTGATCCGACGAAGCTACAGCCAGGCTTGGAGATAACCACGCCAGCGGTAGAGGCGATCTTGTAAGTGCCGATCGGCAAGTAAACCGTACCGCCGCCAAGCGCTTGGCAAGCATTCACTGCCGATTGAATAGCGGCTGTGGCATCCGTAGCGCCGGTCTTGTCCGCGCCGTAAGTGGCTTCAGTCACATCGATCAACGGGCCTTTGCCAGACATCAAGTAGCCGGGGACATCGAATGATCCATTCACGCCGGTCGCGGTGACTGTTCCTGGAGGTCCAAGCGGTCCCACTGGCCCGGTTGGTCCTGCAGGCCCGTTTTGGATAATTGCCAGGGGAGTGTTCCCAGGTTGGAATAAGTCGAGATCCCAAAAGACGCTATCCGTGGTGCCATTACAGGCAGCATTCAAGGGGAGAATGGAGCAACTAATCTGGGTAGGTCCAAGCGTAGAGATGACCGCGCCGGTGGTGTTGTCTGTGATAGTGATTATGTAAGCAACGTTCGCCGGATAAGTGAGTCCCGAGTTAGCAATTGCGAGATTAGCCATGATGCCGTTTGTTATGGATGAGCACGCTGCTTTGGTGTGGACAGCGCCACCGCCGCCCGCGCGGAACGGAATCGGTTGGCCATTGTCAGCTACGCCCTGTACGCAGATTTGCCCACTCGCCAGCGGAGAACCGGAGTCATCGACAATATTGCTGGACTCCACAACGTTGTAGTTTTGCGCGAAAGCAGCCGACGACATAAAGGCGAGTAAGAGTAAGAGTTTTTTCATTATTGAGATCCTTTGGGCCGACGACGGCTGAGTTCTTGGGACACTTGAATGCTGGATTTGATTGCGCTGCCATGCACTGCTGTAAGAGCGGTGTTCATGTTGGCGTTGATGGTGCTGGCGTCCGAGTTCCGGGCGTCAACGTAGTAAGATGCGCCATTGCCTGCACCGCCTGAGTTGCTTAGCATCCGCTGACTCTGCGCATTAGAAGTTATATTCCCGGAAATCCCTGACAACACCTCAGGTCCTTGCTCGCCCACAAGATAGGAATTTGTCGGAGTCATGGAGCCCCCGAGAGCGTGGGGAATAAACAGTTTGCTGAGGAATCCACCGATTCCTGAGAGGAAGCCGCCACCGCTTCCACCGGATAATTTCGAAAGGTCGCTGGAGCCGAAATCGCCCAGGTTGTCTAAGTCGTCTTGGTTCAGGTTGGCGGTCCCACCCAACTGAGGGGTGCCAGGTCCACCGAAGAGGCCGCCGAAAATACCGCCGCCTTTGCCTCCGGAGGTTCCAAGGATTCCGCCACCACCGTTTGCACCACCGGCGAGGATTACATGAAGCGGGTTACCAGAACTACCATCCGGTTTGCCACTCCCACCCAGGCCGGGGAGATTGATTCCCAACGATTTTCCTAGAGAACCCAAGCCCTTTTGGATAGTTGAAGAGATTGTTTGTTTGGCGACTTGTTCACCGAGACTCCTGAACATCGCTTCGAAGTCCGACTTGCCACCGGTCACCAGCTTGGCCAACTGATCGCTGATATCAGAGAACGCTTTGCTCAACGCATCATGCACGATCGAGGCCGTCGATTGAGCCTGACGCTGCATGTCGAGGAAGAAAGCCTTGACTCCATCCGAGGCGGAATTTGTGCTCTGAAGTAGACGCGAATAAAGGTCCAGGCGTTCGGCTTCTACAGCCTCGATAGACATCTGAGTGGCTAGTGTGTTATCACCGTCAGCTTGTATTTGCTTGAGATAGGCGGCCATTTCAGCTAAAGATTGAAGCTGATCCGCGTATGCGTTACCCGCACGTGTCGCGGATGCTGCAATCTCTTGCTGATGAGCAGCAGCGGCAGCCTGGGTGGCTAGTTGGATCTGAGCGGCATGATCGGAGGATGTCCCGCTCGACTTACTGATGCCTGCGATCTGGTTGGTTAACTGAGCGGCTCTTACCGCTGCTGCCCCACCCGCTTGCGCCGCTGTTAAACGATTGGTGGCAGCGATTTCTAGGTTGAGGTTGTTTATGATCGAAGCTTGATGTGTGGCATCCTGTTCAGCCGCATACTCAGCGGTGAGAGCGATCAGCTTCAGAGTGCTCGCGGCATCATTAGTCTTAGCGATGGCCGCAAGCTCATATTGCAGATTGACCAGTCGGACTGCTTCAACGCCTTCGCCCTCAGCGGCGGTCAATGCTTTTTGTAGGTCGATCTGCCGGGTCAACTGGTCAGCAGAGTTGGCCCCACGGTTGGTGCTTGCCGCATCAGTTTCAGCACCGATGTTGGATCGCATCTTGTTGACATCCGAAGCATGCGACTTCAACCAGTCAGCGTCGTCTGCATGGCCGCCTAGTTGGGTTTGGAGCTGATCTTCTACGTTTGCTGCACGTTGAGCTTGGTATCCCTGACCAATGGCGGAGGTCAAACGGGTGTAGGAAGCTATCTTGTTGTCGATGCCGGTGGTGGATTTGTCCAGCGCTTCCCGCCATGCGTCTTCAGCCTTGGTCTGCTCAATCGACACGAACTGATTCTTGAGTTGATCGCTTTGTGCAGCAGAGAGAACGGTGTGATGTTTCGCAAGCTCAGAGTTCAGCTTGGTGACTTCAGCCCGCCAATCGGCATAGGCTTTCGCCATTATTTCGGCTGATTCAGGCTGCCCAACTGTGGAGAGCTTCTGTTTCAGCCCGTCCAGTTCTGCGGACAACCTCTTGGTTGCGTCCTGGAAGGGCTTAGTGAGTGATGTTGCACCCGCCGCATCCTCTAGACCAGACTTCTTTTTCGTTAACGCATCATTCGTGCTGCCGAGGCCAATGGAGTCAAACTGACCCTTTACATTGCGCAACGCAACCTGGGTGCTCGCGATCAAGTCAGACTGATCGTTGATGTGAGCGCCTGGACGGGTGAGAACGCTATCAGCATTCGTGGAGGGCCGGGATATAGCAGAAGCACGTAGCGCTTGCTGGCCCTGGGCGGTCGTTAGGATATCGTTTAGGTCTTTGGTGGCCGCATCCGTGGAATGACCAGCATCACGTGCGGTCCGGATTTTGTCAGTGCCCGCATCGGTGATCGAGTTAATCCTGGCGGTGAAGCCACCTTGACCGTTCTTGCCGCTTAGCTCTTTCTGCAGGTCGCCGGTTCCGGCCATACCTAAAAACTGCGCCCAGAGTGGGACTTTGTTGTCCGTCAGGAGCTTGTTCAGGGAGACGAGATCTTTGTCCAGAGATCCGGCGAGTTTATCGGCGGACTGGACGGCCAAATCGAGGGCGAGCTTAATCCCGTTTGTTGGCTTGCCTTCCAGCTTTGCGATCTCCATGGCCAGGCGATCGTTGGCCACTTGCATGGAATCGTTAGACTGCTGAACATCACCGTTCAAAGAACGAAATGCGGAGGCTATACGCTGGGGACCTTCGGATAATGTGGAGAGCGCTTTGTACGCCTCGACAGCTTTTCCGCCCATTTTTCCGAGAATGTCGACAACAGCGAGTAATCCGAATGCGGGGAAAGCAGCCTGAGCTAAGGTGGATATGGCAGAGAAGGAGGCTAGGAAACGTTCACCCGCCCGCACATTCAAACTGCCATCGAGTCCCCTAAGTGCCCCACCCAACGCTTGGACGTTTGTAACAGCGGCATGAGTGTTTAACTTGTCGAACCTAGCTTGGATGGCCTTCGTAGCTTTATCAGCGGCATAGGACGTTTTGTCCATCCCCTTCTCAAAGGAGGTTGTATTAGCATCAACGCCGATGCTTAAGTTGCCCATCGATACAGACATGCTTTTAGACCTCCTTTTTGGTTACGAATCTTGATGGAAGTGCTCCGACCATCGATCGGATTGAGTCCCCTAATGACTTGGTCTGAGGCTTAGATTGATGCTTGAACGGATGAAGCATGTAAGACTCAGCAGATATTGGATTCTCTGGACGACAGAAACCAAAGTTGGCGGTCGTGGAAGCTATGATGCCGACCAATATTTCTTCCCGCTGCATGTGGTCTATTTGCCGCTTGCGGAGCGCATGCATCATCCGGGGAGTCATGCTTAGGAATTCATCCTCGGAAAGGTTTAACTCATACCTGGCGATGGCCCAAACATCTGTCCAGGTTGGCGGGGTTACAGGTCCGACGTTAGCTCGTCTAGCTGCACCCGTCGCACGTTTGGGTCCGATTCCTCAACTTCAGGCTCAGCCTCGGGCCATGCGCCTGACCATGCCGCTAGAATTGCGATCTGGATAGGTTTAATGCTCTGCGCAGTAATCAGATCACCGACTTGAGCTAGTGAGTACTTTGCCCCGTCGCGCTGAAGCGCGAGATACAGAATAGCGCGAAGTAACTTCGCGGAAGGCTTGAAAAGATTCACGTCGCCGGTCAGGACGTTCAACCCAGGTACAAGGTCCTCGACCTCGATTAACAGGTTGTGATCGATTACAATTTTGTAGTGTTCGCCGTGCAAGTCCAAATCGACGTGTTTCGTAAGCTTCTCTGCAAGAGTTTTCTTCATGAATATCCTTTAAAAAAGAGGGGTCCGGTTAGACCCCTTTTCAGGTTTGGTGCGTCAGGAGAGACTAGGATTAGGCAGCGGGAACGACTGTTTCGGTAAACGTACCGGAGACCTGAATTGTGCAGGCAAAGTCAATCTTTTTCGTCGCGTCGAACGGTCCCTTGGACAGTTTGCTGACAAAGCCCTTACCGGTGAGAGTGTACGTCGAGCCGTCGCTCAGAATGGTAGAGATTTCCCAGGGAAAGATCGTGCGGGCTTGACCGAGTGTGGTCAAGGTTGCTTGAGTCGTCGATGACGTGAAATTTCCAGAAAGCTCCACATTACCCGGCTTGAGTAAACCCGGGATGGATTCGTTCGTGGCATTAGGCGACAACAGGTGAGTCACGTCAACCTCAGGAACTGTGAACCCAGCGAAACTAACGGTGGCTAGTTCGGCAACGGCTGTATAAACCGGGGTCGTGATGTTAGTGCCGGTGCTGAAGGTCGCCCCGTAACCTAGTGATGCTTGCGATGCTGACATGTGTTGTTACTTCCTTTATTTAGAGTGAGAACGAGAAAATCTTGTAGTCGAGCATTCGACGATACGAGCGGGCTTCATTGTCAAATAAATCCATCTTGTTGTCGCGGAAGATACCGGCCACTTGAGTACCGTCAGGAAGGTTTCCTTTGTATCCGCTCAACACCTTGTCAATCGCCGAAGCAAGTTCAACAGCATCAGCTGGGGCGTTACCAAAACAGTCAATTTGTATCCGCCGCATTCCCAGAGCATCCGGACCACTCAAGAGGTAGTCAACCGGGTCGCTTATCGTTTGCTGCGTCCAGCTTGGTAGAGCGGAGTTGGCGGGAAGCTGAGCGAAGTATCCACCCGCTTTGCACAGTGCCAACACCGTCGCATCAGCTTGAACTAACAGGACTAGTCCGCTCTCTAGAGACATGCGTTAGTCCTTTCCAAGCTCAGGCAAATTTGCATTCAACGATTCGGCGAAAGCGTCCAGAGCGGCCTGCGATTCCGTATCAAACGCGACCCGCATAAAGGGCTTCGCCACCGGATTGTGTACACTTCCGACTTCTACAAAGAGGCCGTAAACTCCAGGGCTCTGCTTGCCAACTTCAGCGTTATATGTCGGACCCACCCGCGCCGTCGCCATGCTTCTGCTCGGACTCACCGTAATCTTTGCGTCGATACTGTCCCGTAACTCGCCGGGTTCCCTTTGAGGAGTACCGACCACTGCTACCGGAGCGGCTGCTTTTGCTGCGGTAATCAAAGGTTGAGCGGCTGCTGTCATAGCCTTACGCATGAGGCGTTTGGACATCTTCGAACCGGCCTGAGCTAATCGCTCTTTAATTCCTTCGAGGCCGGTTACCGTGCATGAAAACTCGCCCATTACTGGTTAGTCCCCAAGGCCAGGCAGGTGAGCACTAAGACTCGGTTACGTTCCTGTACATTCTCAACGTCAACAATGTCGTATGTTCCGTTCTGCGCCTGAACTCTCATCGTCGTGTCAATTCCTGGTCGGTACCGAAGCCGTAAGGTCAAGTACTGCTGAGCTACTGTCTGCCCATGGCGGATTAGGTCCGACGCTTTCAGGTGATCAATGCTTGCCCGGGTGGTCGTCAAAGCTACGTATGCGATCGACGCTCCCGATACATCCACGATCGGTTGCTGGTGCAGGATCGTAATTGGATGGCGAAGGGCCCCGGGATTTAAGGCATTAACGTTGGGCATTTGCTTATCTAGGTGAATAGTCGAAAGAGCTAATTCGGTGCGCGGCCATCAATCGTTCAGCGGCCAACGGGATCGTTACAGCAGCGCCCACGCCCAAATAAAAGTCGCTCGGGTTTTCGAATAGAGCGGTGATCATGAGCTTTATTGCCACTTTCAAAACTTCGGGAATTCGATCCTCGTAGCCAGCAGTGAAGCTGATCGAAATGGCATTCGGGACCATTAGCGCAACGGGCCAGTAGGCGTTGTACGCTGGGAGAATCCTTGCGGGTTCTGAGTCTCCATCCACCTGGTAGGCGTTTGGATCAAGAGTCTGAGTCGTTCCATCTACCGCCGTGTACGTTATTGCATCGACTGAAATCAATGGGCACCGGGGCAGATAGATCGCTTGAGAGTCCGTCCACCAACTACCAAAACTGCTATAACCGCCGTTATTCGCCGGGGCCGTTTTATGAAACCCGTAACTCGGAAAGAAATCTAAGTTGAAGCGCCATTGCTGCGATACAAGAGAACGTCCGAGGTAATCTTCCGCTCGATCTGTGCAGGCATAAATGAGACCGGTGACTAAGCCATCGTCATCAGAAAATCCGGAGTCGATCCGCAGCCACGACTTAACCTCAGAGAGGCAGACGGGCGTTGAATCGGGCTCGGTAATTCTCTTGAGGGAGAGTAGAGACATTGATTATTTGGAACGCTGGGGTTGAGCCACGGCGAATTCAGGCTTGGGAGCGCCTGCTAGAGCCGGTTTAGCGAGCTTGCCAGCGATCAACTCTTTGGCTTCCTTGTCGGGCATATTCACGACTTCGCCGACGCGGAAACCGGCCATATGGGGTAGTGCAAACGAGGTTGTGACTTCGATACGCATAAAGATCTCCTGAGTAGTTGTTCAGCTTAGGGGCGGCTTACAGGGGCCGCCCTTTTTTGCTTGCTAGAGATTAAGCGTGCTGGGTCAAAGCGAGTACAGGATGGGTGCCCGCGTCCAGCAATTTTCCGCTGTGGCGATGGAAGCCCACGAACCCAACCTGGTGAGCAGGGGCGTAGCGTTCGTTCAGGCGGAGAACTTCGAGACCACCGACCGTCCGAAATACGTACTTGCTCATGTCGCCGAGCAGGATGCTCTTCGTACCCGCTGCAGGGGCGACCATATCTTGATTCAGGACGTAGGGGCGGCCCAGGATCTTGTCCGGGATGCCAGAAGTCATGCTGGGCAAAAATAACGGTCTTTGGAACCCGTCCTCAAGGGCGATCAGCTGGCGTAAAACAGTGTTCGAGAAAGCCCAGGTCGAGTTGCCTACGTATGCCGGATCGAGTGCACCGTATAACGCAACAAGGTCCAGGTACGAAATTGCGGTAGGAGCAGCGGAGGTCGCACCGGATACAGCGGCGGTAATCAAACTGGCCACATTACCGCTCGTCGAACCGTTTGTAACAGCTTTGTTCGTGCCACGAGCCATACGAACGGCAAAATTGTCGTTGATGAACGATCCAAGGTCAAACGCGGAGTCGTTCAGCAGCGAACGAGAGACCTTGATTACACCAGTCGAAAACGTCGAAGTGTTAAACGTCACCTGACCAAGCGGAATATCGCTTTCAGTAACGTCCGTTCCATCCGTCATTTCGGTACTGAACTGGGCTACGTCATCTGACAAAGGCCACTGGATAGGCTGACCTGAATTGGTCTTCCAGTCGCGCACAACGGTCAATAGTTGACCGTACGCCAACTTGGCAGACTCGATCTCGGGGTTGTAACCGACCGGAACCAAAAAGCCACCGTCCACACCCGTATCCCCGTTCATGTCCCGATGTTCTTGGACGGAGGCCGTGGTCTTGTTGTATGAACGAAGGTTGCGAACATTTTCGGTCGTCAGCTTGCCGGTCACAATATAGTTACGGAATGCTTCGGTCTCAGCAGCCTTGCGGGCTTCAGGAGTGTCAATCGCGCCGGGAATCGGCTGACTGATCTGGCGGGTGGAGCGGAGTTCTTCGTCCATTGCAGCGCCACGCTCAACAGCTTCATACTCAGACTTCACGATATCCGCGTCATCGAGCATCTTGTTTGCATTGACGACATCTTCACTGGTGCGTTTGTCGTTGCGGAGGATAACCTGCGCGTCCGAAATCAATTTGGCGCGTTTTTCACGCAGCTCACGGTTAGTCATTTCTTTATTCCTCTTTTTGTGAAATAAGGAGCTAACTCGCGTGAGTTGCGTCCAGGTAGGTGCGATGTCCGCTTGCCCAGTTAAGGGCTGACCTAAGGTCGCGTTACATCTCTCACTGCCTTAATAGCCTGGATGCGTGGGTGTTTTTGGCGGTGAAGTTAGGTTGACTTACAAACTTTCTGCAATGCGGGCTCTGAGGGTGGAAGTTTCTACGGATTTGCGGATCGAGCGCATGGAACAATCACATTCCTCGTCATCACAATCGGGGTCAGAGCAATCTGCGCAGTTACTGGCGGAGCATTCTTCACAATCGCAGTCGCAATCCATGTCCCTGGTGGCTTTGAGTTGCTTGCGAGTGGCCGCTTCAACCTGATCGGGAGTTAGGCCGCGTGCGTCGATGGTGAACTTCGCACCGTCGATAGGGGTCTCGATATCTTCATCGTCTTCTGGAAAGCCATCCGGGTATACGTGACTCCGGACTTCGGAAGGGATTCCGTTGGGGAAAAGTGAGCGGTCGAGCTTAGCGTTAGTGGCCAAATATGCGGGACACGGGACTATGGAACATTCGAAAACGTCTGCTTTGAGGATAGTCCGGATGAAGACGCCGTCAGTGGCCTCTTCCCACGATTCATCTATGGCGTAAAACCCAAATGAACAGGATCGAATATCGGACCTCGCGATGCTCACCGCTAGGTCATTTCCAAGCGAGTTGTCCGGGAGGCTGGCTTCAAAAGAGACTCCAGAGGCGGACTCGGTGAGAGTGAGGGTTTTCGCCGACGTGCGGGCGAGCACTTTCCCGCTGTCATGATTGAAAAACAGGAAGATATCGTTCTGAGCTAACGACTCACTGCAGGCGCCTGGAGCGATCATCTCCCGGAATCCGCCTAAGTCCTCTGAGAGACTGTTGTAGACGATGCACGTTCCGCTGGCGACGTGACCGGAAT